GGCTGCCCCAGCCACTCTTTCGAGAATGGCCCATTCGAATTTCATGCAATTAATCTTAACTGCAAGATATTACATTACCACATCTTAAATTTGAATATACAACCCTCAGAGTAAGACTGCCAAAGCTATCATCAATATCCCAGTATAAATAGCTGCTTCAGCTACTTGCATTTTTATATATTTATCGGCCAGATGAGCGATAAAGAAACAAAGCATCCCGCCTAAAACAAACCATACCCCCATTGATATCCCCTTTATCTACAGACGTTCTATTATGGACTTATAGTTAACAGACAACATAATACCCTACCAAGTTCCTATATGCCCAAGATACGTTCTCTTTTTGTCACATTTCAAACTTGCCATAGAGTTATTTTTCCTCTGCAACTTTCTTGAACTTTGCCAAGAAGTTATACATTGGTCTCATGCAGGGATGGGATATCCCTCCCGCATAAAAACAACACGGTTTTCCTCAACACTGATTATTGACACGAGCGTACCACGCTCATCTTTATAACGTTGCTGAGGGCTCGGTAAATCAACCATCTCAAACATATAACACAATATGCATTGGTAAAAAAACCACCTCACAAGAGGTGGGAATCTATACATGGGAAGGTCATTATTGTTATTAGCATGCAGTCTTCAGACTACTATTCAGTTGCGGTGCCGGGAGTCTCCCGAAACATACCATCTACCTCAATATGTAATATGTCAGCACCCCTCGGACGAACGTTACCAGACCACTCCCGCACTTGGGAATACCTCAATAAAGAATGCAGTATCGACTTTACCCGTAGAATTCTTACTCAAATACGAGGACTCACAACGCTTTTGATAAAGCAAACGATAACACTGTTCTGCCCCACGCTAATTGTAGATTCACTGCATTCAGATTGCGTCTTATTGTTTCCTCAAACCTAAGCATCAAAAAATGGCTAACAGCAAGACGCATATAAATACTATAAAAATAGTGACACAGAGTTTGTAGCTGGTTTTGTCCACAAACAGAGGTTGTGTGATAAAGGTGCGTTACAACGCCAAGTTATTAAACCATCCCCATAAACTTCCGTTTACCTGTGTCACAAATCATTAAAAAATGACAACGAGAAGAATACGCGTACATATTCTGAGAGTCAACTCTTTGCCTATCACAACGGAATAATACTAGACAGAATCAACCCTCTTTATTTTCTTTCATAGACGCTACATGATATGAAAGAAAACTGGAGTGGGTTGCGGGAATCGAATCCACATCAGCAGCAACCTAGAAGGCTAAGGTAATAGTCTACGATACCCACATATGGTGCCGACTACCGGAATCGAACTGGTGACCTACTGATTACAAGTCAGTTGCTCTACCTACTGAGCTAAGTCGGCATTAATTGGTTCATCAGGGACATCCGTGACCGAGCAATATAAAGTCACCCATCAGAACCGCTGTAAATAATACGGATAGAACTATTATTTTCAACCAAAGCAATGTCAGTTAATGTAAAGTTTTTTTGTTAAAGTTATGTTTCTTTTGTAAAACCAACTAAAGATTAAAATATTGAAAAATCAAAAATAACAAATAGCAATAATATTTATTTTTGAATATGCCTTATATTGATTTAGAAACGAAAAAACCCGCACAATGGCGGGTTTTGAAATTTGTTCATACCTGTTATTCGCCCCGCGATACAGCTATGCGAAGCATACCGTAATTTAAGCAGTTTGTTGGCAAAAAAGCAATAACTTTTTAGCGACGCGTCACATTAAACACATTTTGCATTGGTATATAAAGCATATACTCCACAATGTTTAACCATGCATCAATACGATTTCTACACGTTTTAAGGCTCCACTCAGGATGTAGCTCATTGAACGCTTCTGCCATCTTTAACTTACTCATCCCACTCCCCATATAACGCTGACTCAGGACATTGTATAGCCCGGGATGATCCGCCAAGACTTCGCCTATAACCCCATCGATTTTTAGCGCTTCTGAATCGGTACAATGCGCCAGCCAACTCTTTTGCTTACCGCTGATCATTTCCCGCAAAAATGCTTCAAGTTCAGGCTTGTCCAGCCCTGCTTTTTTCATTCTGCGAAGTGCCTCATTAATTGCCGTTTTTGTCAGTTTTTTAGAGGTCAGCAACTGGTTGAACATATTCCCCGGCTTTCCGCCGCCAATATATGACCAGCGCCCCCACATGCGTAGTTTCCCCTGAATCCATATACTTTCCAGCGTGGTGAGCCGAAGGTGTTCTCCGGGTTTTCCCGTATTAATTGGATAGATCATATAAGGCTTTCCTCTCTCCAGATTTTTTGCGTGCAGAAAACACCCTCTGCATGCATGAGGCGAATTTCTGTTTTCATGAAATCGTAGATTTTTACCCTGCCATCGATTATGTCATGACAGGCGCTACAGGCGATCGCCGCCTACATGTCATGGGGTTTTGTCGCGATGCCGCATGTTCCCGCCAGTCGGTAATGCGCCAGTACGGACGTTTCGGGGTTGTGATTGCAGTAACCCGGAATTCTGACCTGACACATTCGCCCCCGCGCAGCTTTTCGTAAGTCAGCCATTACGCGAACTCCAGCAGCTGCGCGGCCACGTTTTCAACTTCTTCCTGCGAGGAGAATTTTCGGAACAGGATCCAGTTCCAAAGAACGTTAAGCACGGATTTATAAACCTGCCTGAACTCGGTTTCGTCCATGTTGGCAAACGCGATGGATTTCGCCCGGCACCCGCGACTACCGTCCGGATAAAAATGCTCGGTATAAAATCCGGCCTGGATTGTCACCCACTCGCGGAAAGCGTCAAATGACTTGAGCAGTACAGTATCTTGGGTTCTGTGTGTCGCTACGGTATTCAGATATTGTTCCGCGGCATCACTCAGGGCTGGGGTGTGCTCCCGGCCCACTGACTCACACAAAAAATCAACGAAGCCTGAAACCAGTTTTCGTTCACGCGGTGTGATCGCGCCGCCGGCCGGAGTCCAGTAGTCGAAGCCGAGTTGCAGGAGTTTGAAGAACCGCTTGTGAAAGGCATAGTTTCGGACACGCCTGAAGTCGGCATGTATCCACTCACCAGTTTTGATTTGACGTAAAAAATCGCTACTCTCCGGCGTCGCCGGAAGCAGTAAGCCTGAGGAGGTTTGTTTAACCAGTTGTAAATGCACCACTACTATCCTCGTAATGGTGCGACAGGTGTCAGTTGTTCAGGCTGACGCCGATTAGTATAGTTCAGTCATGTTTGGAGCAGAAGTGCTCTGCTGACTTTACGTGTGACTTGTGCTCAATGAGGATCGCGCCGGGAGGTATAGGGATAACGATAAATGTCCCGTCAGCAAGAGTGATTACCTCATAACGTCCAGACACTTTAATTATTGCCAAGAGTTCCTTTTCATTCATGATTGAGATCCTAAAACATGAAACATCTCCTCAGGAGGAGTCCATCCCTCTTCTCCCTGCGCGCTAATCAAGCAGGGGGATTTTATTCAACCCAATGCAGCAATCAACATCAGTAACCTCTCTTCATTAATCCTAATCGACAAAACTGATTATCAATACATGAAATTTGATTAAACATGATTGGAATAGTTATAGACTAACAACAAAAAAATAGTAATCGCGAAAACTATTTTAAGTTTAATCATGCTAAATCCGTAGATATCGAGCATATAGATCGAAATTAATGATCCATAAGCATATATATTAAGGTTTTTTTGAATTGAACTCCCTTAAAAAATGAATGATAATAGATTAATCCTTGGGTTAAATATAGGAATAATATTTTCATTTGTAGCTACTGGCTATAGAAATAATTGGTTTAACAATTTTATTTAAACCAGTAACTGTTTCTTTTTGATTTTTTATGGTGATTTAATAATGTCCTTGACGTTCTCATATTGCTTCAAAAACTCATTAAAAAACCTTACCAACTTCAATGGCCGAACCAGAAGAAGGGAATATTGGTATTACCGTATAGGTGTTCTATTATTCATTATGTTCCCGTGTATAATAGGCTTGCTCCTTGCAGGTATAGATAAAGATATAGTCCAGGTGATAACAACTATCGCATTTATACCATTTACGATGGCCGTTACAGTTAGGCGGTTGCATGACACCAACCGTTCCGGATGGTGGTATTTATTGGCTTTTATCCCTCTTGTTGGTGACCTTGTGCTATTCATCTTCATGTGTCTTAAAGGCACTGAAGGTGAGAACCGTTTTGGCAAAGATCCTAAAGCTGAAGACGAAAGAACACTTGATGTCGCAGGTGAGCAAAAGCTAGTAAAATATTGCAGATAAAAAAGAGCAGTAAGTTATTCCAAATAAATACCACTGTTCTTCAGAAGGCATCCAGCTTGTATCATACAAATCATGATTTCAGGCTGGATCAATAATAAACTGATCCGTAACAGCATGAAATACATTCTCATTCTTATAGCAACACTTGTGGCAATTATTTTAAATATTACTTTGTCATCGATATTAAACAGATGTCATGAAGTGATTGTAAATAAAGAAAACATTTCATCTGCTGAAATTATAAAGGTTAAAGAGGAGAGAAGAAAAGAAATACTTAACCAGATACCTGTTATTAAAATCCCAGAAACCGGTCATATGGTACTTATGAGTAATAAGTCATTACGAGAATCACGTAATAGTTACTCAACTAAAATTATTGCTGAAAGTTTTACTGACTCAGGGCGGATACTTACGCCCCCAAGAGATACTTATATATTAACAAAGTATCCGACACAACTTGGAGATATGACTACCTATGTCACCCCAGATCCTAAGGATGGTAAACGGCATCCTGCTGTAATATGGATATCGGGTGGATATGGCGGATTAAGTGACAGTGAGGATTTTTTTTGGAGAGAACATGATAGAGATGATGACCAAAGCGCCAGTGCATTTCGTAAAGCTGGTCTGGTAGTCATGTTGCCAAGTTTCCGTGGCGAGGATAAAAACCCAGGTCGCTATGAAATGTTTTATGGCGAATTAGATGATATTGAAGCAGCTTTTGATTGGTTGTCGAAGCTGAGCTATGTCGATCCAGAACGTATATACCTTGCAGGCCACAGCACTGGTGGTACACGAGTTCTGCTTGCAAGTGAATATAGTACAAAATTTCGAGGATATTTCAGCCTTGGCGGAATACCAGATCTGAAAGCTCGCGTTGAAGGTGGCGAAATGTCGGTGAGGATTCCTTTTAAACAAACAAAAAAGGAGTTTCAACTACGTTCTCCCGCAAGGTACATTAAATCAATCAAAAATCCTACATGGTATTTTGAAGGAGAAGAGCATTATTGGCAAGCATTCGACAATATCGAAAAAGTAGCTAAAAAAGAAAAAATTCCGCTTTTCATTTACAAGATTCCAAACGGAGATCATTTCAATATTATTGCACCATTAACAGAAATGATAGCTGAAAAAATACTGGCAGATACTGGAAGAAAAAGTAATATTACTTTTTCTGATAAAGATATTGCTAAGATTTCTCATGAATTGACAGGAAGATAGTTATTTGATGGCTATAATTGCAACGCAGAGCGCGTGCCCCATATTTTTATATAAGCTAAATTTTCCTTAGAACTACTGTTATCGCCCCTTATGGGGCGATTTCCTTCAATATATTAAAAAATTACCCCGTGGATTTAATCGTTCTTCCCCGCGCCTCCTCCTTGCGAAGCTGGGTGACAATATCTCGGTGCTTATTCAGCTCCCGCAGCGCTGCGCAAACGCGCTCCCACTTCTGAACCTTATATTTCGCCCGGCGTAACTCGCGATTGGCCATATGTAGAGAGGGAAAAATCATGTCGTCGTGACGATTTTCAGTGAATGACGGAATTGACTGCACCACTTCTACAATATCTTCTGTGCTCGCCGGAGATGTAATTCCTGGCGCGTGTAATCTCACTCTCTCCGGCTGCTGCTCAGGTTTACTGTTTCCCTGGTTTTCCTGCACTTCAGCTACATACTGGTTTGGCAGGCAGTAGCGATATTTACCGTCTTTGGCGACACGATGAACACGCGATTTTTTAGTTGCCATCGCCAGCGTCGACGCCACCTTGCGTGATGTAACACCGAACAAAGCGGCAAGCTCGTCAGCCGTCTGCGGACCATGCTTTTCGAGAGCTTCGGTCAGATGCAGCTCGGTAACCCTGGATGCGGGCATTTCGCCAACATTTTCATTTTCCAGGTCGCAGCCATCTGATAACGACCAGGACGGGCCGTTTTTAGTTACCACTCCAGCGTTTTTCAGTTCCCACAGTTTGTTAATCACTTGTTGACGCTCCATGCCAAGGCGCGCGGCAAGTTCAAGTGATGAGGCCTTCCCCATTGATTCAAGCGCTTTCAGGATAGTTTCCATTTAAACTCCTTAAACTCTGTTACCGGCTCCCCGGCTGCTCCCAAAAATTTTGTGTACCTGATACCCTTTCCAGTTGCGTCGGCACTCCTGCACTGCAACACATTTCGTCGCTGGCTGGCGCTCGGGTAGTGGTTTGGCAGTACAGATTTTTTCCTGCCAGTTCCGCGCCAGTCAGTATTTTTTTCCTTCCCGCTCAAGCCGTCCGTACCGCTGCATGTTCTGGAGCAGGTTGTGTATTTTTTTGTTGGCCACACCAAGAGCATCAGCCAGCTCGCGTGGCGTAGCTTCCCCGTTCTCCAGCAGATGCCGGATCACCGCCTGTTGGTTTTTGCTGTTCATGCCTCTGAACTACCTCACCGCGTCAACCTGACCAACATTCGGGCGCCAGCTTTCCCAATTAAAATTCACCCATCTCCCGCCGTTCATGGTCATGCGATCCATAACACGTTCACCCAGGAGGGCTTTCATTGCGTCGTAGTTCAGATTGGTCAGCATTCCCACGCTGCGCATCGATGCAGTCCGGCGATCAACAATCTGGTGCAGCACAACCTGCTCGTTTTTCGTTTCGCGCTGCACACCAATTTCATCCAGGACCAGCAGATCAACCTCACACAGTTCCCGTAGAAATTTTTCGCCGGACTGCCCGTCGTCGTAGCTGGCGTATAAGGCGCTCATAACGTCTGCAACGGTAACCACAATCACGGTTTTACCGGTTCTTAACAGGTGATTACCGATAGCCGCCGCCAGATGATTTTTCCCTGTTCCCGGCTTCCCGCTGAAAGCGAAATTTGTGCAACCCGAATCAAGTTCACCAGCGATGGACCTGGCCTGGCTGCGTGCGTACCGCTGGCCATCGTTCTGAACCTGATAATTCGCAAACGAACACTTGCGGTGAAGCGGCTGGATGCCCGAACGATTGAGAATTTTTTCAACCCGTACCTGCCGGTTCTGGCGCTCGATCTCCTCGCAGCGCTTCCGCCCTTCGGCAAGTTGCCACTCCCGCCACTCCTCCGGAGTACGGAACGGCGCGGTCAGATGCGCTGGCGCAAATTTTCGAATACGCTCCAGAACTCCGCTTGTCGCTATATTTTTCATGGTCAGTTACCCCTTGAAACCCGGTGGGATCGTGTTGTCCGGTTGCGAAACGCTGTTGATATTTCGACTGTTTGCCATCGTCTGAAACTCTTTCGGCGGATATAACCCCTGATACTCGTGGGCAATGCTGTGCCGAATAACCTGCTCCGGCGTAAATCCCTGTTGCCGGAATTTATCCAGTTCGCGAATTGCCCCATTTGCGCCTTGTGGTGTTTTTACTGGCTTGCCCAGCGCGCGGCGAAACTCGATCCACTCAGACCACAACGGAGCCGAAAGCCAGTCAGGAAGCACCACGTTCAGTGGATTGAATTTTTTGGTTTGAATTGCACCGCCAATGACCAAAATGTTCTGCTCAATTCGCCTTGCGATACCGCTAAGCCGTAAAACGCAAATCCCCACCTCGACAGAGCCAAGTTTGAACAGTGATTTTTGCCGCGGAGAGTTTCGATCAAGCTCAATACCACACCGGACCCCGTTTCCATCAATCACGACAATATCAATCCTCCCTTCACGTCCGTCACCACGTTCAGAAACCGGATACTCGCAGCAAACATTCAGCCCAGCAGCTTGTAACGCTGCGATCGCAGACTCGTGAAATTCCGATGCAGAGTCGCCTGATAATTTGCCCTCCAGCACCCCTGCGACGTAATCCCTAAAGTCCCTTCGGTCAGGGAAGGATTTAAGAACAATACAACCATCGAAACACAAGGTGCGACAGGTTATAGGTTCCGCCACCGGACGTTAAACGGGAGAAGGAAAGATGGGAAGGAATGAAGTGATTCAGTATTTGATGGATAGTTGCAACGTCAGCTTTAGCGCAGCTCTCCAGGCATTGCGCGACAATGGATGGGATATGTTTTTAGCCCAATGCGATCTCCAAGAACAGTATTATCAGGGTTGAAAATGGACAAGCTGCAAAAGATCGATGCTGCAATCGCCCTGCTCCGGGATATGAAAAAGGACTTAAACCGCCTGGCAAAGCTCAGTTCTGTTGATTATCAGGATTTGACACCGAAGCAATGCCAGAAGGTTTCCACCGAGGCCAACTGGATCGGAATGGAGAACATTAAACGCAAACATGAACTGCATGCTCTGGCTGTAGAACTTGGATTTGCAGAACGGCGCGAAACTTACGAGCCGATCGAATTAACTGATGGCTGGCACCGATTTAAATATCAGCCACGTGAACCAGAATAAATACCAGAATTCTCGCTGTAGGGGTATAGCCGAGACCACCGCAGCCCGGAGGTGGTTAAATAAACCGGGCACAACACGAAGGCGCATTTCCGTTGTTTTCTGAGTCGGTCTTGTCTGTAAATTCAAATAGTGGAAGTGCGCCTCCGGTTGTAGTTGCCACTGCGACACCATTGCTGTGTGTAGTCTTGGCGGCATCAGGTTTTGTTTTTCCTTCTGCTCTGCCGCCATTTTTAAAGTCAATTTTGTAGTGCAGTGAATGCGGCTAAGCGCACGCGGAACAGTTAATAAAATACTTATCAGTTGGGTGGATTTGTATCCGGCATTAATTGTTAACTGGTTAATGTCACCTGGAGGCACCAGGCACTGCACCACAAAGTTTTCTTAAAATCGATGAATCAAGAGGCGTTATATGCGAAGCCGTCATTTAACTGCTATCAGTTCGGCACAGAGTAAATTTGCCATCGCTGTATTTTTACAGAATAAGGAAATGTTTGAGCAAGCCATTATTCAGTTTGCCATTGCGACCGGGATTAAAATTAATGAACACTTTGTTCGCTCTTGTTATGACCGTTTTTCTGACAACCGGAGAAGCTCAGGATGTGGTAACCGGAATTTACGACACTGAGGCCGAATGCCAGGCCGCGTCTGTTGAACAAAAAATTTCAGGCGAATGTTTCCCTGTGGAGCAATTCATTCTCCCTGTTAATAGAGAGATACCAGCCGGAGCATAAGGAATAAATTTATGTGGATAAAGTGCGCCTATCATCTTTGTAATAAAGAAATCGAAGAAAAAGAAAGTGTAGAAAAACCACTTCATTTTATGCAGGGGGTTATACCAACCACTGAACTTAAAAAATATTGCTGTGAACAATGCGCTGTATATGACCAGATGGCGCATGAACTTTAAGTAAAGACTTAACAAACTATGAATTATGCCAGTAATGGCAGGGATTCACTCAATCTAATAACTGGAGTTAATTATGAAAATTGAATTTAATGCAACCGTTACTACCCGTGATGAAGTAGTTCATAACGTTTATAAAGACGATAAACAAATTGGATTCATTATTAAAACAGACAGAAAAAATAAACCATATCATTTTGTAGATATGGTCGGAGATTCAGGAAATACCGATTCTTTAAATAAAGCCGTCAAAAATCTTTGTGTGAAAGACTGGTTTGTAAATACCGAAAAAGAAAAACGTCAAGAAGTTATTGCAGTCATTCTGGCAATGAAAATTAGCGGTGAACTCTACAAAGAAAAAGCCTGCAACAGGTGCAGGCTTATCCCCATTTTTTCATCTGGCGATGTGCTGGTCAGCGACCAAACCGACCAGACAGAGATGTGACCAGTAAGCACCCGGAGAGGAAGACTTACTGGACGAGCAGGATTTTAATCGTAGTTGAGGTTAAAAAACAATGAGTACCAAACCACTTTTTCTGTTACGGAAAGCAAAAAAATCATCAGGACAACCCGACGCCGTTTTATGGGCCTGTTGTGATTTTGAATCTGCCTGTGCCACCCTGGATTACCTTATCGTGAAATCCGGTCGGCAACTGAAAAACTACTTCAAAGCTGTCGCGACAAACTTCCCTGTCGTGGACGATCTGCCTCCTGAGGGAGATATCGACTTCACCTGGTGCGAACGCTATCAACTCGGGAAAGACAATCTGACCTGGGAATGCAAACCCGGATCCATTACCCCATCGGCTAATGATGATTCCATCAATGCTGAAATTGAAACCCGGAATGACGATGCCAGCGTACAACCTCAACTCACGGTTGTTGCAACCCTGCCATTACGTCACCGACTTCTGGCGCAGCAGCTCGGCAACGGCGAATACCTGTACCACGTCGATGCAGAGCAAAAAGCAGAAATCCTGCGTATGGAAATGGACACTGAAAATGCCCGTGTTCAGAACATGATGCTCGCGGCCGAAAATGTCGAGCCATTCAAAAAAGCCACCGAACACGACATCCACCGTGTAGTGGTTGCGTTCAACGCGATATTCCCTGCCGACGGTACCCTAAGATTAACCAGTTAGTTCAGGAGTCATAATGTCGTACCCAACTGGAGTTGAACTACATAACGGAAAGATCCGTATAACTTTTACGTACCGTGGCCATCGGTGTCGTGAGATTCTCAAAGGTTGGGTAGTAAACGCTACTAATATAAAAAAAGCCGGCAATCTTCGTGCTCTTATAGTTAGCGAGATTCAGCTTGGGCAGTTCGACTACACGTCACGATTCCCCGAATCAAAAGCGGCAAAGAAGTTTACCTCTGCGCGTGTTGCTTACACATGGGGTGAACTGGTCGATATGTGGACAAGTGCCAAAGAAGAAGATATTTCAAAAAACACAATGACACGAGTAAAAGCCCAGCTTAAAACGATTAATAGGATCATAGGGGAAATGACCCCTATAGCCGCCATTACTCACAGTGACTTAATGAACTACAGGAAAGAACTTCTACGCGGTGAGACTTTTTATGCGGACGGGAACAAGCGTAAAAAAATTGGACGAAGCGTTAATACAGTTAATGACTATATGTCTTTAACGTGTCAGATACTTCGTTACGCACATCGTAGTAAATTTATCACTGATAAACCTTTCGAGTACGTTCCCAAATTGCACAAGGACAGAAAGAAACCAGATCCTTTGCTTCGTGACGAGTATGCAAAACTAATACTCTCCAACTCAGGTCAGGACCGAAATATGTGGCAATTTGCTATCAATACAGGCCTGCGCCACGGTGAACTTGCGGCGCTTGCCTGGGATGACGTTGACTTCTCTGCTGGCGTAGTACGTGTAAAGCGGAATCTGACCAATCAGGGAGATTTCGTTCCACCTAAAACTAGAGCAGGTGAACGAGAAGTAGCCCTTCTGATCCCTGCTCTCGATGCGTTGCGAGCGCAATTTAAGCTGACAGGTCATCTGAATGAAACTGAAATTATTCAACATTTCAGGGAGTACGGCAGTAACGAACCGCAAAAACACAGATTTGTTTTTTTGCCGGGACTAAAACAAAAAAATCCGGGTAAGTATTTTTCCAATCAATCGATAACTGATCGATGGAATGCCGCGGTCAAAAAGGCCGGAATCCGACGCCGAACGCCTTACCAGACTCGACATACATTCGCTTGCTGGGCATTATCTGCCGGAGCCAACCCATCCTTCATCGCAAGTCAGTTAGGCCATGAAGATGCTCAGATGGTGTATCGGGTGTATTCGTCGTGGATTAAAGAATTTAATGGTGATCAAGTACGTATGCTCAATGATAAATACGGCATTGCCCCAATTACGCCCCTATCGATAATTGAAGTGAAATAATTTATATATTATTCAATGCGTTAATTAAATCCATATATACTATAGGGGGGTATGGTATTTCATTTAATAGCCCCGTGTAAACGGTGAAATTTATGGGGTCATGAGGAGAGGCGCCATTGGCCGCCAGTATCGGTTTTTTAAATAAATGCGAGGCGTCTCCAGAAAATAAATAACATCTCCCTGTTTTATACAATCAACTCACCCGCAGCAAATCCGCAAAACGCGTGGTATACCGTGGGGATAGCATTCCTCGTTTCATTTTCCACTGCTGTTCTATTCCCTGCCCGGCAAACCAGAGCGTTCCGCGCCCTTCTTTATTGAGCCGATCCACCACGGTCATCAACTCCGCGCTGTTGCGTCGAGGGCCATTGTCATCAAACAGATTCAACTGTGCCACGCCTGAACTGAAAAAATCCCCCAGCATCACGCCCGCTTTTTGATAGCGCAGTCCGTCTCGCCAGATAACGTCCAGGCAGCGTGTTGCCGCATTGATAATATCCCGACTATCCTGGGTGGGGATCAGCAATTTGGTCGACGCGCTATTAGCATAATAAGGTTCATTCGGGGCAAATGGACTGGTTTTAATAAACGCAGAGATAAACTGACAATACTGGTGTTCCCCGCGCAATTTTTCTGCTGCACGCGCGGCATAGGCGCAAATCGCCTCCCGCATGGCGTTGTAATCCGTGAGCCTCTCACCAAACGATCTTGAGCAGATGATTTCCTGCTTCACCGCTGCAAACTCTTCAAAACCCAGGCAGGGTTCACCGCGTAGTTCACGTACGGTACGCTCCAGTACCACGCTGAAATGCTTGCGGATAACGTCAGTGTGGGTATCCGCCAGATCCAGCGCACTCTTGATACCCATCGCGTCGAGTTTCTTGCTGGTACGGCGACCAACGCCCCAAACATCATCGACCGGAAGCGCCGCCATCAGCTTACGCTGGCGTTCCCTGTTCGAGAGGTCCACTACGCCGCCCGTCTGCTGTTGCCACTTTTTGGCCGCATGGTTCGCCAGCTTCGCGAGGGTTTTGGTGGGCGCAATACCTACGCCGACGAGCAGATGTGTGCGCTTGTGCAGCGTGTGTCGAATTTCACGTCCAAACGCCGCCAAATTGCAGCAATTCCTGACTCCAGAGAGATCGCAAAACGCCTCATCAATTGAGTAGATCTCCACCCGTGGCGCGATCTCTTCCAGGGTGGTCATCACCCGCTGGCTCATATCGGCGTACAGTTCATAGTTGCTGCTGAAGGTAACAATCCCGTGCCGGCGGAAAATTTCTTTCTGTTTGAAATAAGGTGCGCCCATTGTTACCAGCCCTTTGGCTTCGGCGCTGCGGGCAATGACGCAGCCGTCGTTATTCGATAGAACCACCACCGGGCGGCCTTTCAAATCCGGGCGAAACACGGTCTCACAGCTGGCATAGAATGCATTTACATCACAGAGCGCAAACAT